TAAAATCGTCGCATGTTTCTGCGACATGGATGCTGGGCGTGATGAAGAAGGTAAGTATTTTAAGCCTAGTATAGTAATGAAGCATAAGGAGCGGTTCCTACAAAAGATCAATGAATTTCCTGTGCCTCCTAGTTGGGTTGTAGATACTCGTAACGGTTATCAGTGTTACTGGATTCTTAATCCAAATGATCGTCAAGTGAATAAAACAACATGGAAGGGTGTGCAGAAAAAGTTGGCTAATCATTTTGGTGGAGATCCTCTTGCTATTAAGATTAATCAGATTTTCAGAGTTCCTTATACTTGGTGGCGTAAAGGTTGGGAAGGCAAAGCCCCTTACTTTACCAGTATCCTCAATGGCAGCACGGGTAATACTGTGGCATTTAATGATCTCAAAAATACCCTTGAAGGAACATCTGCAAATATTGACTATAGGAAGATCAATAAGAGTAGTAATGCTTGGTTTGATGCTTGGAAGGTAGTCTCCGACGAGGCTGCTGCTAATGGTACTCCAATAGAAAAAATGAGTTATCAAGATCAAAGAAAATGGCATCGTAAAGTTGCTGATATTGTTTTTCAAGCATCTCATGGTCAAGAAGAACCAATTATTAATAGTCAAGAATATACTCCTGATTATAGAAACCCTAATGATAATGGTTCTATTGCCGACCACGCAAAAGCTGTGCTTAAAACACTAAGTCAGGATAGGGTTGATGAATTAGTAAATAAGTATGGAGATAACAGAACCATTGGTGAACCTCAACCAGTAGCCACTCTCGCTGGTTCTGATATGCCTGTGTACGATCCACACAAGGTTCTGCCAAGCGTTGATTTAAACACTGACACTCAGCAGACGTTCCTTTTAAAGAAAACCGTAGAGTTCCTCAACCAAGTCTCTACACCGCTATGGTTCAGTAAGAATCACTTCCTGAGTCGAGCGGCTAGAGAACTGGCTGACGAGATAAGCGATAAGTTCTGTGTGGGTTGATTTTGAGGTGACTACGGGGTATAATGTAGTAGTCCATTGTACCTCGTAGTCCTTCATTTTTTCTGGAGTAAATTATGCATCAAGACCCAGAGCATAGCGATTACGATGATGACGAGTATAACTATTATCCTCAATACAATGATTACGGATATCCAAAAGAATTTGCGATCAATTGGGCCGCTTGGGAAGAATGGCTATCTGATGCTATTAAGGATATAGTAAACGAAAAAGATAATGTATGGGTATTTAGTAGTAATCAAAATAAAAAAGAAGTCAAGAAACAAAAAAAACAATTAAGCGATAAATATTTCATGTTTCTTGGAAGCAATCTTTATGACGAAGCAGTATGGAAGAAAAAATATTTTATATCATCCAAAATAGAAATGCAGTATAAACAACACATATCTTCTCATCCCGGCCACATTTTGAGACAGCCAAACTATTATAGGTCTATGTTTGATATTTTAAATTAAGAAACAAGGAAATAACATGGATGATGGATGGCTAGAAATTGTAGACTTGACAAAGCTAATTAATTTTAGCAGAAAAGTGATATACTCTAATATGGGTGAAGAATATGCTGACTTATCTAATATGGATTTTTTGAATGCAGTAGAGAATATGCAGGAGAGCAATATCAAGGAACTTGATAGTATCTTGCCAATAGTTGAGGCGAAGGCAATATTTGAGCCGTACATTAAAAAAGAAAGAAATAAGAAAACATTTGAAACAAGGCTATCAATTAAAGAATCAGACTACGACGAAGTTCTACAGCAACTTGGTCAAAGAATGATCTCAAACATTGTGAGAAACTTAGTAAAAAAAGGTCTTGTAGAATCGGCGTTTGACGAAGAGAAGAATGATTTTGTGTTTTGGTTAAAAAAAGAAATTGGAGAATGATATGTCTAATTGTGTTAGACCATCTACTTTTGATGGTGTTGTGGGCCAACAGGACGTTGTGCAGCGTTTGCGGATCATTGTCGCCGGTTGTAAAAAAAGCAGACAGGCGATGTCCCATACTTTAATAGACGGGCCTCCCGGTCTTGGTAAGACCACCATAGCGAGTGCTATTGCCAAAGAGATGGACGTTAATCTTTATACGGTTAACGCCGCCAATGTGAGAAGCGTGAAGCATATTATTCCGTATCTTATGGGCCTAGAGGGTAGATCTGTTCTCTTTATTGACGAGATACATAGACTGCCAAAACTGGTGGAAGAATTTCTATATCCCGTCATGGAGGATTATAGAATGGATATATTAACAGAAGGAAAGCCTGAGACTATAGACTTGCCGGTATTTACTCTTGTCGGTGCTACTACTAGTGGTGGTAGTTTGAGCCAACCTTTTTATGATAGATTTATTATTAAGGAACATCTAAAGTTTTATTCTCCAAATGAATTAGCCGAACTAGCAAAGTCGAATGCAGATAAGCTAGGAGTAAGTATATCGCCAGAAGATATGGTAGAAATCGCCAAAAGAAGTAAAGGAACTCCTAGAATTTTAAATGCTAGACTTCAGTGGTATAGAAATTACACGTCTTTCTATGAAGATAAAACAGCGGACATTGATGAAATATTCAATAGTCAAGGTATTGACGAAAACGGGTTTGACTCTAATGATAATGCGTATATTAATGTGCTGAAGAAAAACAGAGGAAATCCTTTAGGTATTAAAAGTATTTCTAGCATGACAGGAATTGCTATGGAGACTATAGAGAATAACATAGAGCCTTATCTCGTTAGAATGGGCTATGTTGTGAGAACACAAAAGGGAAGACTTGTAGGAAGTGATTGTCCATGATAAATGTGGTTATAACTGGCTGTGGTGGTAGATTGGGTCAAAAATTTATAGAAGCCTATGGGGATAGGTATAATATCTATGGTGTTTCTTCTAAGCCTAAAAACAGCAGTCTAAACTATCATCACATTAGTACCAATCTATCTAGGTATAATGAAATAATAGACAGCATTGATGAGATAGACTGCTGGATTAATAATGCATATGCTTACAATATGATTAGTCCAAAACAATATAGTCATGGCTTTTTACAGGAACTTCATGTTGGGGTAGTCATACCATACGAGGTATCGTGCTATCTTTACAATAAATGGGCAAAGAAAAGAGATTGGACGAAAAATAAGAATATTCTAAATATATCTAGCATAGCAGCCGTAAATTTCTATGATGTGTCACAGACTACATATGCATCGTGTAAGTCTGCCATGAATAGAATGACGACAGATTTAGCAAAAACGTTTACTGGTAAAGTAAGGGTGAACGCTATTTGTCCTAATAGTTTCCCATACTATGTATCATATGAAGCACTATTTAGATCTATGTGCAGGCTAATAGAAGGTAATGAAACAGGCGTATTAGAAATATTGGACGCTAAATAAAAATTAGCCTATTTATAATCTGTTGATTTAAATTAATACACCTTTCGGTGTATTTTTTTTTGGAGATATTATATGTCAAATACACTAGAAATACTATTAATCATTACTTTGGCTATTATAATTTTTAGCTTAGGTCTTTACGTTGGTAGATTTATGGCTAATAGTCAAGCAGAGTCTCAAGACTCTCCTAAAGGCTTTTTGAAAACGCAAGGCAAACCAAGCGAAAATAAAAATACTGCTATAGAAATAGATAGCACAAAAGTCGTTTTAAAGGTTGATACTGATGGTATGGAGAAAAAGTTCGACAAAATTACAGAATCTAAAAGTGTCAAAAATAATATTTCTAGTTCTGTGAATAAACTTAAAAGCATGAAAGGTAAATAATTATGATAGGTTTAGATGTAGGTACTAGTTTTATTATTGCTTCATCTTATGATGGAGACAATATTAAATTTAATGATTTTAGGGATGCTTTTTATGTGATTAAGCCAACAACGCCTATTGCTAGTAAAATGGTAGAAAAGGGTTTAAAGGGAAAAATTTTTATTAAAGACATAGATGGTTCTTTCGTTATACTAGGAAAAGATGCTATAGAAAAAGCAGTAGAAAGAAATGAAACTGCTCGTAGACCTATGTATAGAGGCGTGGTTTCAGTTAAAGAAAAAGAAGCAAAAAGAATTCTTGCATATATCTTGAAAGAAGTTGTTGGTAAAGCCAAAGAAAAGAACGAAAAACTAGTTTTCTGCGTTCCTGCACAACCAGTCGATCAAGAAGATGACGATTTTGATGTTGGATACCATGAAGATGTGGTTAAAACAATATTATCAGAAGTGGGCTATGATGCTAGGTCTGTTAATGAGGCAGAGGCACTGTGCTACGCTGAACTAGAAGACAGCGATTATACTGGTATTGGAATTAGTTGCGGAGCCGGTATGACCAATGTTTGTGTCATGTTAAACGGCGAACCAACAGTAGTCTTTAGTACTACCAAGTCAGGAGATTGGGTAGACCGCATGAGTGCCGTAGCGACAGGAGAGCCGGATAGTGTTGTGCAGGTAGAGAAGGAGGGCGGCGGTTTTAAAGTGGGTGAACCAAACGACAATCATGTTTTAAGTGCTGTTTCCTCATATTATGAAAGATTAATAGAATATACAGCAAAACAACTATCTCATGCATTGTCTGGACACAAATCATTGCCTAAGTTTAAAGATGCTATAAAAGTTGTTGTGGCAGGTGGCACATCTCAGGCAGATGGGTACATAGAAAAATTACATGAAAAGTTATTAGAGTCAGATTTTCCTTTAGAGATAGAAGTAGTCAAGCACGCTGACGATCCTCTTCATTCTGTTTCTAAAGGATGTTTAATAGCCGCAAGTATTCTGGATTAAGTAATATGATATGGCCATTTGGTAGTAATAAAA